ATTATCTGTGACAACATCGTTAAATTCTACTCTAAATTCTATTGTTTGGTTATTTGCTGTTCTTGCTTTAATAGTGTACAGGTTTCCTGCATAAACTCCGCTGTAGCTTCCTGATCCTGTTTTTAAGAAAACTGTTTGATATGATGATGTTAAACTGTTATTACCTATTGCATAACCTTGTCCTGATCCCGTAGCAGTAGTTACCGTTGATGCAAATTTAATCACACCTATTTCACCACATAGTGCAGCCCAGTCTAATCCTTTAGGTGTAGCTGCTCCAGTGTTATTAGCTGATAATCTTATTTCTCCGCCTGCATTAAAGAAATGTCTTCTATGTGGTTCGTCATCAAATGTTACTGTAAATACATGATATATTAACCCGTTCCATGTGGCTGTACGTGTGCTTGTAATTTTAGGTTCTAATGCTGCTTGTGTAGGATGTACTAAAAGCTTGTCAGTTTCAATACTATTCATTAACGTTTCGTAATCGGCAATACCTTTTAGGGTACCTTCTGCATCGCCTGCTAACACGCCATCATCGTTAACTTGTTGGCTAGTTTCTTCTGCAATAGTATTTAGGTCTTCAATAACTTGTCTAATGCCAGTTTCTGTAACACCTACTTGGTGTATCCTAGATTTTACCAAATCAGTATAAATGTTATTAATATGATCAGCATCTACTAAATCACTGGTATTGTTTACAGGAGTGCTTGTGACAGTTTGACCGTAACCGCTGGTGCCGCTACCTTGCCCTAGTATGAGCTCAATTCTAGATTGTAAGTTGTTTAATCGTGCTGCGGTAATATCGGCCATTAGTTAAAATCCTTAAACTTTTAGCACACATTCAACTAATTTTTCACCTTCTTCAGTACTTGTTTCAAGTGCTACTCCGACTAGTGCATTAGTTGTAATAGTGCTGCATACTCCATCTTTCCAGGCATACACTGCTTGTCCTTTTGATATAGGACCACTAACTCTTACCGGAACCCTACCTTTTAAGCCAACTGCTTGACCTTCAGCATCTGAGTTCATTAAGTAAGCAGGTTTATCTGATATAACACCAATACAATGATCGCCAATGTTTGCAGACCTTGCTTCAGCTTCTCCGCCAACTGCCATTGCTGTACCGACCGGATAATCTTGATCTGTTGCATAATTTTCTGCTAAGTCAGCATAACGTGCTTGTGTAGCAGTACCTTGGAATAAGTTAGCTGCAATATTTCCTGTAGCATCTCTAACTGCTACAGTATTGTTTGATGCACTCGAACTAGCTGTTCTAAAATCTGTGCCCACTCTTAGTGCCGTAGCTTGCGAAGCTTCTCCTGTGAAGTTTGAAGCGTACACATTTGCCCATTTAAAACCAGTACTTCCTAAAGTTACTGTATTATCTGCTGCTGGAATCAACCCACCTGAGGTAAAATCCATAGTATGCGTATTTGTTCCAGAACCATTTGTATTTTTAATTTTAATTTTACTGTTGTTTCCGGTTACATTTTGTATAACACCTTCTGTTCCATTCTCAATAAAGAGTTGTAAATCTTGTGAGTTACCAATTAATATACCTGCATCTGGAAATTCTACAGCAGTTGTGAATACTGTGTTTGCACCACCACTTGCTTGTTGAATAAATTGGCTAGCTGCTACGCCACCTAATTTTAAACTATTTGAAGCAGTGCCCCAATAATAATAATACTTGTCGGCTTCGTTGGTACTGTTTGTAACACCGTCATCAATTAACTTTGTATTAACTAGTGTAAGACCTTTTTTGACCCTATCAAATCCTGCAATTGTATTACTAGCACCTATATCAAATTCTGCAGAGCTCACAAGGTAAACTGTTTCTCCATTTACAGTTCCTGCTATAATATTACGTTGAGTACCGTTAGTGTCAAGAACTTCGAGGCTTTGCATTTGGGTTACACCGTCGCCTGCGTTCTGTGGGCCAACTAGTATGAATATTGTGCCGTTATAAACATATAGTTGATCATTAGTAGTATCCCACCAAAAATCACCTATTGATAATCCTGTCGGTTGCGTAGCTGATGCTTCCGAACCTCCGTTTGTTCTCCATTTTGTTCCGTCATAAAATTTTAATTTTGAAACTGAAGTATCGTACCAAATCTGACCGCTTAACGGTCTCGATGGCGCTGTTGCTCCACTAAAATTTTCTAACAAAAACAGGAAGTTTTCGTTTTGTATTTCACCGTAACCTGCATAATTTTTACCGATGAATTTTAAATCGGTAGTTTGGTCAACGGTACCGTCTTCAACACTCGTTAAAAGCGTATTACTGTATCTATCTATTTGATATGCCATTTATGTAACCCCTAATAGTACTTACTTATGTTATTTATCGTTTCGCAAACTTGTTTTAGTATGCTGTAGTTGCTTGCCATTCCCATCCTGATCCATTTGATTGATATCTCATTAAACTACGTGTAGCTGTAAGTGCAACGTTACCACTAGCACCCGCAAACACAATATCCTGTACTACAGACTCATTCTGTGTACCATTAGCATCAACAGCAATATATGAAATAGTTTTTGCAGAATCTACGTCAATTCCACTAGCTGTTGCATTAGCATATGACGTACAATGCAGTTTTGCTTGCTTACCATTATTAATAGCTGTAGCAGGATATAAATCATTTAAGTAACCTGCTACTGCCGCTTGTAGTGCTGAACCTGAACCTAATCCTGTAATATCAAAGCCCATTACAATAACTTCGTTTGCAATTTCTACATCTGTATACATTTTAGTTGCAGCATCTTGTGACGCTGTAGGATCTTTTAGACCGGTAATCTTATGATTACCTGAAATTGCTATATCACCTCCAGGTGTAAGATTAATTCCCCCGTTTGCAGTAATATTAATAGCACTTACACTATTTGCAATAGTATTACCGTCCATATTAATCGAATCAACTTGTAAACTTACTAATGTACCTACTCTTGTTAATTCGTCTGCATATAAAATGTTTGACAAACTGGTATTTGTTAATTTAGTTTGTCCTCCTATTTTGATTTCTGTAGAAGTATTTGATAAATCTATATTTTTATTAAATGTCCAAGAGTCTGTTGAATTAAGCCATTTTATTTCTTTGTTGGAATCTGTTGACAGTAATGTAACTCCGCCACCGTCCGCACCAACATCGTCTCCGCCTGTGCTATCTGATTGATATCCTAATTCTATATTTTTATCTTCTACTCTAAGTGTTACAGTATCTAAAGTAGTTGTAGTACCTTGTACAATTAAATTTCCTGTAGCCCTTATATCGCCTTCAACGTCTAAAGTATAAGCTGGCAATCTGCTAGTTGTAAATATTCCAACTCTAGATGCACTTGCATCAACATACACAGCATCAACAATAAGGGAGTTAAATTCGCTTGAACGCACACGTAAACTTAAATCATGATTTAACAACTGATTTTCTATATAAAATCTATCGCCAATAACCTTTTGTACATTATTTTGCGACAATCCAATTGTTAAACCACCAGAGTTTTGAATTGTTAATGCTCCAGTTGTAACATCGTTAGCATTAGATGCTAAAAATTGTTCAGCAGTTCTAGTTTGCCCTAGAGCATCTGTTAAACCTGCAGCACTATTTGCAACACCTCTCCAACGAAATCCATCAACATCTATTATATTAAAACCTTGATATATAATACCAGTAGGATTTGCATCTGTAACTAATTCTAAAATTCTTTGTTCATATGCTGGAGTAAATTCTAGATCACTTACTACTGCTTTAAGTATTCCTCCTACATATAGATGTGCTATTGTTTGAGATTTACTTGTATTATCTATTATTGTTCCTATTTCAAACCCGCTTTTTTTCTGTGCTACAGAATATTGTGGCCCTATTAATATTGTATCAGTACCGTCAAATGCATAAACTTGATTTGTAAGATTGTTTATCCATAAATCTCCAGCAACCATACTTGGTACTGTACTTTGTACAAACGGACCGCCGCTTGCTTTCCATACTGTTCCGTCATATACTTTGAGTCTTCCTGCAGATGAATCCCACCATACTTGGCCAGTAAGTGGAGTGCTTGGCGCGGAACTGTTACTAAAATTTTCTAGTAATTTAATAAAGTTTTCGTTAAATGCTTCCCCGTATCCTGTATAGTTTTTACCGACAAATGTTAAATTTGTACTAGCTGTATCTATTTGCCCATCTATTAATGATGCTAAAAGTGTTCCGTCAGTTTTGTTTAATTGATAGCTCATGTATTTGTTACTCCACTGTATATAATATAATTCACAGCTAAGTACGGATCAATAGTATTCATTGGCGTTCCCAAAGATGTTGAAGTTTTAATACCACCACTTGAAGCTAAACCTTGTGTACCCTGTGTGCCCGAGGTGATTGATAGCTGAATAGCTCCTGTATCTGTAGGAGTGCCTGATCCTACCCTAGTAGCATAATACTGTGTACCACTATCGCCTTCCATATCATGTTCATGTTCTGGTAAGTTTTCAACTCCTAGTAATGTGTTTTGTGTACCGCCTGTACCGCCGATGCTATCTGCAGCAACATCTGTAACTCTGTTAGCACTTGAGCCTCCCATTGCATCTAATCCTAATGGAAATCTTCCTCTCATATCTGGTACTGCAAAAAAGTTAACTCCTGCGTCACTAACTAATGAAGCGTCTTTAAAGTTAAATCCTATAGATAACCATAAATCATTATAGTCAGATTTTCTAACTTCTGACCCATCACAAAATAACCATCCCGGAGGTGCAGTTGTTCCGCCGAACATTACCATTGTACCTACAGGAGTAAGAGGTACTGACTTTAAAAAATTATTTTTTGTAATTCTATATACGCCAGTTTCGCCGGTCGGTCTATTAATTAATAATTCATCTGAATTATCGGCTGCATATGTTACAGTTTTATTAGATATAAATGTATTTGAAACAGACATGTTGAAAGTTTTAGTGCTGCCGCCTGTTTGACCATCAAATTCAAAGCTTGCAGCTGATACATCTCCTGTCACAGAAAACGTTGTTGCACTTGCTAACTTGTCTGCAGAACCAGCTCTTCCACTTACTGTTCCTGTTACGTTGCCTTGTAGATTACCAAAGAAAGTATTTGCATAAATTCCGTTATACTTATTATTCAATGTACCTATGTTTCGTGTTCCATTAGTATCAGGAGCAATATTTCCTGACTGTAGTATTCCGCCAACATCAACGTTGCCTCCGATCCATGCATTTAATGCAACTCCTATGCCTCCGGTGGTTGTTAACGATCCTGTACTAATACTTGAGGAATCTACTGTACTTGTAATTTGTAATACACCTGATCCAGCAGCACCAGACTTAGGAGAAACTTTTATGTTTCCTGAAACATCTAATTCTTGTTCTGGAGCATTTGTGTTAATGCCTACTCTACTACTAGCATCAATACGCATTACAGTTGGAGTTTCAGTTCCATTACGTAATCTAAAATCTATATTCGATCCACTTGTGTTATGCTGTATAACACCTTGTTCACCATCTACTTGTAATGATAGTTGTCCTCCAGTACCAATTACAACTCCATCATTATTTTTTACTTGAAGATCAAAATTTGTTGTTGACGTTTGATCAGTTCTAACAAAATTTGCAGCTGGTATTGTAGTGTTCCCAACAACTAATGCTTCAGCTTTTTCTGACGTACCAAAGTATTTTAGTGCGCCTCCTGGAAAAGCTGACGAACTAACATTCATTCCTGCTTTTAATCCAGTAGCAAATCCATCAATAACTGTTTTGGGTGTAAATGCACTATCAGTTATTATAAAAGCAGTTTTATCTTTAATTTTAATAGACAATACAGGATATGTAACATTATCTGACCCAATTATGCTTTCTGTCAGTGTGCCTGTAAGCAATCCATCTGTAAATTCTGGACCAACTAGTACCCAAGTAGATCCTGTAAACAAATATAACTGTTGTGATCCTGTATTTACCCACAAGTCCCCTGCACTACTAGTTGATACAGACGGCTCAGAAGTAGCTTTTTTCAATCCAGCGGCTGATTGCCACTGTGTACCATCATAAATTTTAAGCTGATCTACGGATGTAGTATTATCATACCATAGCTGGCCTTCTACTGGCCTCAAAGGAGCTGTAGCACTAGCAAAATTTTCTAGTAAGTGTAAGAAATTTTCACTTATTGCTTGACCATATGCTGTTGTAAACCTGCCGGGCAAACTTAAAGTTGTTTCTGTGTTTAAAGTATTATCAGATACCGTAATAGTTCCCTTGTTTACGGAGTCAGTGTAACTAATTGCATATGCCATTTATTATCCCCTTAACCCGCTAAACTCTGTACACGTACAGTATAGTCAATTTGTATTAGTCTGTTTAATGATTTTTGAACTGGGTGGAAAATTACATGAGTAATAAGCCTACCAGAACCAGTAGGACTATAACTTCTCAAGCCTAACTCATCAAATACATATTGATTATCTAGATCTGAAGCATTATCAAATGCGTCTTGCCCACTTGGTTCTCCGTAATCTAACAAGCAGGATACTAAAATGTCAGTATAATTTGTTCCGCTTACGTGTCTTACTTCAGTTTTGTTTCTAGCAGAATCAGTGTTATTAACACTTTTCTCATCTACTACTTTGGTATAAGTTTGATTGTACAAACTTGCATTTGTGCCTGTGCTATTTGGAGTTAGATATGTAATCCTGCGCCTGCATTGCTTAAACTTTCAGCTAATGCAATACTCATATTTTCATAATGAATTGCATTTCGCTTTTCAACGTATATTTCTTTAGAATCAGGATCAAAAATTTTGATATGTCCCTGAACCATTACTCCGTTTTTATCTTGCATATTTTCACTCATTGTATTTCCTATACTGTATTTATTCTGGTAGCGCCGAACTTCCTGCTCGTAAGAATCGTGCTATTGAATTTTCAGCTTCTCCTAATGGTTGACCTATATTTGTCCATATTTGTCCTGTTTTTTGTACTACTGTAACATTAGTTTTGTCTAACGGAGGTTCAGCTAGCGTTAAAACTTGTGTTTCTCTATCATACCTAAACTCTGGCGGTAGTGTAATATCACCTTCTGGACTATCAAGTGCATTTACACGCTGGAAGGATTCTAAATTTACTTTCCTTAATCTCTTACCAGCTACAAAAACTTCAAATTCATTGTAGGTTAATGCATCTAAATCAAGTGTAAATTCTGTAGCAACGCCATCTCCTGTGAAATTTTGACTTCTTGTCATATCTTTGTACGGTATTGTTTTGCTTATATTTTGGTCATAAACTTTTGAACCAACTTCATGTATATCTTTAACTCCTGTACCTAATGTACCTCTACGTAGCTGTCCTAAAATATCATCTTTTTTAGTAAAATATTCAATACGTTCACCATTTATAAAAATAATGCCTGGCAAATTCTGACCTTTACTTGGTTCTGATAAGTTGTCTCCGGTACCGCTTTGGAGTGTTATGGTTAAATCATGACTTGTTAGCGGATAACGTAATATAGATGCCTCTTTATCCAGTCGCTTAAAGTGTGTTGTTTTAATCATGTCTTTAAATTTTCTATA